GTTGTACCTGTACGGGGAGGTAGACCGCGTGCTGCGCGTTCCGCAATTTCAGCTGCAGTCGTGTATGTATCGAGAGCCGAGCAGTATTGGCTAGCCGAGAAAAAGGCCCACTTGTCGAGCTGAGCTGCCGCAAGATGATCGCCAAATCCGTAACGAGTATTCGTTAGGAGGTCGTAGAGACACCAGGCTGGATCGCTTGTCCATTGCGCTGCCCCGAACGATCCACCCCATACACCGCTGTAAATAAGTGCGCCTGTAGTTGAGTCTACAGTTGCTATGTTGGGGATACTTACCTTTACTCCTCGAATGAGGTATGTGCGGGAAGGAATGGACGAGAATTGCTCAGCGTTAATCCTTATAGCTGCAAGGGCGCTATTGGGATACGCAAGTTTGCCCCAGGTAATTTCGCTGTAGCTTGTCCAAGCGAAGGCGTTAGTGATCTTGGCGCTGCTGCCGCCTACGTCCTGCTCGGAGGAGTCGGCGGTAATGCGGGTAACCTTTATGTCGATGGGGAACGGGCCAGAGTTAAACCCCTGCAGTAAGTAATTGCGTTGGTATGGACTGGCAGTGCGTCCTCGGATCGTATCGTCTACCACTACTGTGTAGCCACCGCCGTTTCGCTGAACAGAAATCTGGAGGCGAAATACGGAACCAACAATGTCGCCTTGGTCGGTTATGCGCTGTAGTGCAGGCACCGTTATCAGTACCCTGGCGCCGTCTACGCTAACGTCTGTGATAGTTCTTACGATAGGGGTAGCTTGAACTACAGTGGTGCCTACATTGAACTCGTTAGCGATCTCGTCAAAGCCATCTAAGTAGCTTTGATTTTGGGTGCCCGTGCGTGTGAGTATCGTTACATCTGAAAAGTTGTACGAGTTATCGGGGTTCTGAACCGGAGTATTGTTGAAGTAGACGGACTTAAGTCCATCCTTAAGACCGCTGATCTCTCCCTCGCTGAGTAGATCAACGACTTTGGCGTATGAGGCAGAGAATAAGCTGGAGGCTTCCTCGGTGGGAGTGCGCTGCTGACTACCGCCGCCGCCGCCTTTACCGCCGCCACCACCACCGCCACCAGCAATAAGCTCAGTCATGCGCTTACCTGGTCTACGTCAATGCCAGCGCTGACAACGACTGAACCAACAAGCATTTCGCCGTAGACAATCGGTACGGGTGTACCTTGGCGACTTGTGTTTTGGATGCCGCTGAAGCTGTAGGACTTGCGGGGGTCGTTGGGGGAGTCGGTGCCTAAGGAGAGGGTGGGGGTTGGGGTAAGGAGTTGTGCGACGCCGCCTAATGCGAGGCTTGTGCCGATGCCCAGCACCAGACCCTTGAGCGCAGTGCCGAATATAAGAGCGGTGCCTGGGATAAAAATAGAAGCAACGATTAACGCTGCTCCTGCAATGATTCGGCCCACGGCGCCTGCGCCGGTCACGACGGGGACGATTTTGATTGGCTGCGTACCGGCGGGGTCATGCAGCTCGTCTTCAACGAGGTCGTAGTCGCCGAGACTTACGCGATAGTGCTGGTTCGCCATGTGACGTTCCAGCTCAGGCCAGTTGGCGAGCAGGAAACGCACGGCCTCGGCGGCACTGCTTACGTCGGCCTCAAGCACGCGCTTGCCGATGAACTTCGCCAGGCGTCCGTAGAGTTTGATCTTACGCAGCATGGCGAAGCCTCCTTCCCGTGCATTTTAGTAGCCATCCGCCGTAGAGGTCACGGCTGCTAAGGCGGCCTTGGAGGTGGTGGAGCACAAGCTGGTCGCCGAGGTAGACGCCGACGTGGTTGAGGCCGGTGCTGTTGATCGCCATAAGTAGGGCGTCGTTAGGTTGTAGTTCCTCGTCGTCGTTCAGTTCGCGGAAGCCTGTGTCGCGCCAGCAGGCATCGAACATCGGGTCTAAGCGGAAAGCTTCTGCGTGCAGGGGTCGCTGCCAGTCGCGTAAGCGGATGCCTTGCTCGGCGTAGTAATCGCGTACAAGGGTCCAGCAGTCGGTTATGCCCCAGACCCACTGGCGGCCGACGAGTGGGGCGGTGTAGCCCTCGGGGTTACATTCGCCCCATGTCTCGGTTTTGGGGTTGACGATATACCAGGGGAGGTTCGTTTTTTCGCAGGCTAAGCGATCTGCTTGGGAGGGGAAGGGAGGGGTGGTTGGATGGCTGTGGACGATGGCGGTGATTTCGCCTGTGTCCTCAGCAGCGGCATAGTCGGAGGGGTCGAGGGCGAAGAACTCGTCTGGATCTGTTGCCAAGTTCTTGCAAGGCCAGTAAATTTCACGCCCTTTGATTACGACGAGCAGGCCGCACGCCTCCTTGGGGTCTTGCGCCTTAGCGTGCTGCAGTGCCTCGATTTTCCATTGCATAGGTCTTAGGTGAAGAATGTACCGATGCCTGGGTAGGAGCCGAACGGAAGCTGGCCTCGGATACCGAAGCGTAATTTACAGCTGCTCAAGCGCTTACCGCACTCGTCCAGTGCTTGGGAGTTTACACCTACATCTTTAGCGTTAAAATAGACTAGGCTGTTTAGGTCTGGATAGGTGGCTAGGTAGTATGTGGCGTTGAATTGACCGCCGGAATTACCGTTGCGGCCTTCCCATATGCCGTAGTTGCGGAAGTGTTGATTAGCGGTTGCGTTGGTGTAAGCAGCAGCGACATCGGGATAGGTGGTGCGATAATAGGTGGCGTTAAATTGGCCAGTGCTATTTATCGAGCGACCTTCGCTGTAACCGACGTCGGCATAGTGCTCACGCAATGGCCTAGCTTGAGGGCCGACTGGGGTGTACCCGCACTCTGTCGATAGGTACTTCCACTGGCAAATGTTGCTTATACATTGTCTTTTGGGCGCACGTACACCGGCGAGGTCGAAAGCCGCTACAAGCTCGAACTCAACCAAATCACGGGTTTCTACGGTTTTGCGGTCTATGTAATAGATTTCGCGGGGGAACTCTGCGGTACTGTCTGGTGTTCCGTAAGGGTTAGTACCGCCTGGGAAGTTTACGGCGTCGATGTAGCGGGCTAGGGTGCGGATGCGCGTCACTTTGGCACCCTCTAAGCCGTCCGGTAGGCTAAGTAGCAGTGCGGATATTGTGCCAAGTATGTTGCTTACGCGCAACTTAGGGCGCGGTAATTGTCCGTTTCCTGTGTACTCAAACCCCTCAGCTTCTACAGGGAAGCGAGTGTAGCTATTGCCGGCCCAGACCACATCTTCTCCCCCAGAGCTGGATGCCTCGCCGTAACCCAAGATGTAAAAATCGTTAAAAGGGGAGTCCTCAAGCAGTAGGGAATCTGTTTCTGCCGAAGCTGCCGCACCATTGGCGTTGAGGCTCGTGCCGGCGTGGAAGCGGTAAGTGCTAGCTATTCCGTGTTGTTTGAGGTTTAGTTCTAAGATGAACAGCTCGATTACTGCGCTGGGTGCAGCAGCCTGTAATGCAGCGACAGGTACAGCCACGGTGCTTACACCTCAAACACTTGACGGAATGTAGCTCTAATTTGGTTGTTGTTGCAATTACTAAGTGTTACCTGCCACTCCTCACACACATACTTACCGGCAGAGCCTCGCGGTGGGGTCCAGTCGAAGTTTTCCACGCCGCCGCGTGCGTCTAAGAAGGCGACGATAAGTTCTCGTTCTGCGTCAGTGCGGTTGGAGAAAACGAGCTGCCACTCCTTAGGGTTAGTGTTTAAGCCGAATCTTATCCGCTGCTCGTAACCATCGCCTGCCGCAAACTTACGCGCACGAGGTTTGCTTACCTCGGTGGGCTCGTAGGAGCTGACGTAGGTGAATGTGGCCATAAGTACAGCTTAGCGGCTTAGCAGGCCGCCAGGGCGTTGCTGGCGTACCAGCTCCGCTTGGACGGCTTGGGAAATTACGCGGCCGAGTTGCTCGCCCTGACCGGCATTGCCCTGGACCGATGTGCCGCTTGCATCGACGCTCACGTTTACGGTAACTGGAGCACCTCCGCCTGCCTGCTCGACGCCGAGGCGCCCATTGGGGAGGCGGCGGAGCGGCATGATGGCTTCCGGGCCAGCCTCACCCATAAGTCCGAGGCGGCCGGCGCCGCCATCAGCGAATTTGAACATAGTCGGCTGATCGACGACACCGCCCATGGCGTAAGCGGTCACGTCGTGCTGGAACGCGCCACCCATGGCAAACGGGACGATGCCGTTGGCGGCGTAGGCGTTGCCTAGGGCATTAGCCAGAGGTGCATACTGCGCAGCGCCCGCGTTGAAATTAGACAGCGGGCTTATAGCGGAGCCACCGCCACCTATGGCGCCGATGATCTGCATAACGCTACGCAGAATTAGCTGCTGAATGATCATACGCGATGTACTTTCCAGCACACTCTTGGCGAACTCTTGGAAATTCGCCTTACCCGTCGTGGTTAGGCTGAGGATGGCGTCTTCGACGCCCTTGATGCCGGTCTGGGCGAGCTGGGCCGTGGCCTCGCGCATGGTGCCGATCGACTGGACGTAAGCTTCGGCGCCCTCGCGTAGGCCGAGGCCGATGCGCTCGTCTTGGCGAGTGCGCATCGCCTTGTTAAAGGCTTCTGCAGCTTCTGCATTTTCTCGCAGAAGCCGCGCACGCTCGGCATACTGTTCGTTCTGCGCAGCTAAGACGCTCTGAAGTTCGGCTGCTCTATCGGGGTTAGCTTTAACAAGCTGATTGTACGTAGTTTGTGCTTGGTTTTGCTCTTGCCTGATACCGAGTAAGCGTTCTTCCAGGTCTACAAACTCAGGGCGCACACCTTCTAGGGTGAGGCGATTACGCAGAGTCTGCAGTTCATTACTATCACGCATTGTAGCGTTTTGTTGCCTAAGGGCATCTGTGGCCTTGAGCGTGAATTGCTCAAATAGCGCGGCGCGTTCCTTAGCTGCGTTGTCTTCGACAAGTTGTAGCTGCGCTTCGGCCTGCGTTACGTCGAGACCCTCGATGACCGCACCACCGCTCGCTCTGATTGCGCGATTCTGCTGGGCTGCGGCGCCTGTGGGCATCCGCACCGACGTAGAGGGACCGGCAGCGCCAGTAGTGCGCGGAGCAGGTTCAAACTTACCGTGCAGGATTTTGTAAACCTTTCCGTCTGGGGTTACAAACGCAGTCTCATCGCCATGCGCGGTGTTACTGCGTGTGCTGGTAAAGCGAGCACCACCTGTAAGTGATAAAGCTGCACCTCTCGGAAATGCGTAATCCCAACCCGCGTGGCTGCCATACGACCGAGGTGCGCCGAATCGGCCACCAGGCACTGTAACGCCAGAAGAAAGCGGTTTACCGTTAACTCTTACATAAGCGTCTAGTGCGGCTCGATTAAAGAATGTACCATCGACTCGTTTAATATCAAAATGCGGACCAGTGCTCGTGGGACCGATGCTGCCTTGGCGGTATATGCCTTGGCGCATTGCGCCACTTACCGCACCGCTGCTTAGTGCCGCTGCACCTTGGTCTGCAAAGGTGGCACGTATTGCAGCACTTTGTTGCGTCTGCTTAGCCAGGCGCACGTCTTGAACTGCGCGGACACGGCGCTCCTCGATCTCGCGCAAGCTGCGCTGCAAGTCCTCAAAGTTGCTTACGATGTCGCGTGCTGCACCAGTTTCGCGCATGATGCGATTCTGTGCTTGGGCGTCGTCTAGGCGTTTCTGCAGCTCGTAGCGCTGACGGTCCAGCTCGATTTGGTGCTGGAATACCCTGTCGGCTGCACGCAGCTGCTGGTCGAGCAGGGTGTTGGCCAGGCGCTGCTGTTCGGCAGCCGCGGCTTGAGCGTCACGCGCGGCCTTGTCTGCAGCTGCCTTTTTCTTCTTTTCCTCGTCTGTGGCAGGGGAGGGGAATGTGGACAGACCTGCCGCAGCATCCACTTTCGGTCTATTTAGAGCATCATAAATAGCGTCCAGGTTAGCTTTTGTATTTTTTATTCTAGTCTGCGCAGTCTGTATGCCCGTGTTTACTCCAGCTAGCTTATTGCGCAAACCAGACGCAGCTACATTATCATCTGCAAGAGCGATCTGGCTTTCTAGTGTCTTCCTCTCTTGTGTGAGCCTAGCTACCTCTGCCCTGTTAAAATTGTAGGCATTGGTTGTTTGTGTAGCTAAGTTACTGAGTTGCGTGCGGTTAAGGGCTGTACCTCCCATGTTCTTGAGCCACGCCGAACCGCTAAGCTCCTTAGACACTCGCTGCGATTCACCAAAAAATTTATAAACTTCACGGATGCGAAGTATGGCTTCGGTAACGCCAGCAAGTATTACTGTAATTACTATCGGCTTTGCGGCTGCGGCAGCTAAGAGACCCAGAGAAGTACGAACAGCACCTAGTTTTCCTGCAAGTCCTCCTGCGCTAGCCGCTGTTGTGGTCAGTACATCACCCGTAATTTTAGCTGAGGCGGCAGTAGTTGTAAACATCGCTGCAAGGTTTACAGCGGCGAGTGTAGCCATGGCGCTACGCAGCGCAATTAGACCTGCTGTAACGGCACCCAGCTGCAAGGCAAACGTTGCTAAGCCCGAGGCAGTTTTGTTTTCAATTAGAAACTCAAACGCAGCGGCTATTCCCTTCATAGCCGAAACTACAGAGGGAGTAATGGTAGTAATAAACTCTGCAAAAGCACTCTGTAAAGAGGCGCCAATGGGTTGCAGAGCGCGTCCTACCTCTAGTTGCATGTTTTGCATTGCAACTGTCAAACGAGCGCCGGCTTCTTGGCTGGACTTGGCGATCTTGAGTGCCGTTTGTCCGTACTCAGTGCTGATTAGCTGCAGGAACTTCATGAGGTCGTTCAGACCTACTTGACCCTCCTGGAGCGCCTTCTGCAGTTGAGGGCCGGTCATGCCAGCCGCCTTGGCGAAGAGGGTGAAGGTGCCGGGCAGTCGCTCAGCGATCTGGTTGAGTTCTTCAGCGCTGACCTTGCCCTTGGAGAAGACCTGCGTGAGTGCAAGGAGGGCTCCATCGGCCTGCTCGGCGTTACCGCCGGTGGCTTTGACTGCCTCGCTTACGGCACGGAACGCAAAAGCGGAGTCGCTTACCGTGCCACCGGCGCCCTTGACGGCGGCGCTCAGGCGGGTCATGCCCTGGATCGCAACCTCCTGGGGGATGTTGAGGTCACGGGTAACCGAGGCGGCTGCGGACAAAGCCTGGCTGTAAGCGTCCTGTGAGCCGACGATGCCCCGCAGAGCGATCTGCAGCTTGTCGATGCGGGCCGAGTAGTCGGTCGTTGCGCTGAGCTGCTGGCGGAACATGCCGACCTGCGCACCAGCGGCTGCGCCGGCGAAGGCGCCGCCCACGCCGCCCACGGCCAAGCCGCCGAGGCCGCCAAGCAGGCCCTCGGGGCCGCCGAAGATGCCGCCGCTAAGCGCCGCGCCGACGCCCTGGGCGAGCTGCATCCCGCTGAGCCGGCGGCTGGCGCGTGTGGATAGGCGCTCGGAGCGCTCATCTACGTCTTGAAGCCGGTTGGTGAGTCGCTTGAACTCGCCATTTGTTTCGGGAATCTCGTTGCGCAGATTTGCGAGAGCTTCGCGTAGATTTCCTAGCGAATTGATGCTTCCTGTGTTAGCCTTAGTGGCTTTGTCTACGGCCGCGCGTAGGCTCTCCATGCGCTTGCGTTGTTCCTCAATCGCAGCACTATTTGCTAAACGAGCATCTTTTTCTGCGATAACAGCAGAGCGGTTTTCGCCTTCCTGCCGTGAAGTCGCGCGTGGTCCGATAGGCACAGCGCCGGGATAAAGAGCAGCGGCTTCAACGTCCGCGCTACCGAAGAAGCGCTGCACGCCCGATCCAGGGCGCACACCCATTACGGGGATGTTCCCACCAACGTCCGTAACAGAACGCCGCCGACCGGCACGTACATTGGCCCCGCCGCTTATTTCCAGTCCCGTACCACGGGCTGAAGTTTGCCCAGCGGCAGGAAGTAGAAGAGGTGTACCGCTTACGCCAGCGCGTACACGTTGGCCGAGTTCGGCGAGCGCAGCCTCCTGCTGGCGCACCATCCCTCGATTGAAGTAGTTATCGCGTATGCGCTTATTAGCGGCGTTCTGCTCGGCTGTGGCAGCCTGCGTCGCCATAGTGCTTACATTACGATATGCGCCAGCAAGATCGTTAAGCTGCTTTTCTAAAACACGAACCTGGTTAGCGTTTTGTGCGTAGGCAGCACTGCCTTCGGAGGTTGTGGTATCAAGTTGCTGCATTTCTGCACGCAACGCTGTTACTACTTCCTGTAAATTGCGTGTACTGTTTGCTACGGTTTTGGTTTGTACGCCCATTAGCAGCGCTTGAGCGTA